TCAACCAATGGTCTACATCGTCACTCCACACTACAAGCAAACTCGCAAGATTGGACAAGGGAATCTTACTGGCAACAAGCGACCTCAAACGTACGGCATTTGTGACCAGTGGATAGCCGACAATCCGCTCGAAGAAATCCTCAAGAAATCCAATCGCGGACGTGTAGAACTCTGAGGGCTTGCGTGGAGCGTCGGACGGCTTTCTATCCACTCCGATGGGGGTTCAACTCCCCCAAAGTCCACTCAGATTAGTCCTTGCAGGTCCATACCGAGCGAGGCTGCGAGTGCGATGGCGATGACCTTGACAAGCCTCGCCATTCCTGCAATTTCTTGGACCGCTTTCTCAACTTGCAGTATGCGAGCCTCCAAAGCAGCAATACGCTCATTCTGAACTTCATCCTGCGACATCAGAGCATCACGACGTTCCCATTATCATGGTATTTGTTTGGTGGCCACTGGTCTCGCACTGGGCCACTTACAAGACCGTTGATGAGATTAAAGCGGAACCAATCAGGGGTGGGCGTTGGCGCTGGGCTACCGAACGCCTCATCAAACGCCGACATCGAGCGAGCAGCCGCCACTTGAGTGCGAATTGTGGCCGTGTCTTGCATGGCTTCCTCATCACGTGTTGCGATTGGCAAAAAGAAACCACCGCTACCTGTCGGCTTGGCCATCAATTCAGGGCGAATCCCACCAAAACGCCACATTGGGAATGTGTTTCCTCGCAAAATAGCCTTTGAAACGATGTGCCCGTTAGACATTAATTCCATGCAGTGGCCTTCATGTTGTTCTCGCAGTATGCCGATTCCTGCTTCCAAAGAATCTACTTTTTTGTTGTCCAAGGCTAGGTAAAACGACAACGAAAGCCCATATACTGATTCTGACGCTTCTCCGTGAAGGTACAGCGTGATATACAACTCGTTAGAATAGAACGCATACACTGGGTTGGCAGCCAATTCAGGACTTGGGAATTGAAACAATTGACTAAATTCATTTTCTCGTATTGCCGAAGTTGCCTTGAAAAGAATCGTGTCGTTTGCAGCCGATGGCATACGATTGCCGAGAGCGACCCCAGTGCTCTTCAAATTCATTTCAGTAGGCACTACTGGATACGGTGAAATGGCTGCTTCTGCATACAATCCAATGGACGCATCTCCGCTATGCAACGGTATGGAATCTTGAAAAAGGTCAACTTGTGCAACTCGGTGACGGTAACCGCTGCGCAGATTGATGCGTTTGACGACTGAAGCAAAGCCTGATGAGTCTAGGTTAATGGTGTCTAATTCAATGGATTCACGAATGTACGAGGTTGGCATGGTCTAGGTCTCCTTGATATAATTAATAATTTAATAATTTTATTTCTTGCTCATAGCATGGGCACGTTTAACTGCCTTCTTGAAGCCGCCTTTCTTCCACTTTCCATTCCTTAGTTTGTAGTCCTTGGCAATCTTGTTAAAGTTGCTTTTGTACCGCTTTTGATAGGCTGTTGGCTTGCGCTTGCTCCCTTGACCTTCTAGGTCCATCATTGACTCAACGTGTCCAGTTGTTTGCGCTAGAGAGCCTGTAAGAGCCTCTTCTACGTCTTTGACGTTACCGCCAGTAGGGATGATGGTCTCACCTGCTCGGACGTAAATTTGGAGACTAGGAGAGCCTTGAATCATGTATGCCTGATAGGCAGGAATACAAACCATGTCTAGAGGCAGTACGATGCGCTCATCGGCTAGCCTGTTAAGAGGGTCAAGCATGATTAGACCAGCAGCACCTAAAAAAGCAGCATCTCGCACCAATTTGGGCTTCCCCTTTAACCCCTTGGGGGTTAGTTGTGATGCTTCAATTAGACGCTCAAGAGCCTCTTCCTTTGTACGCTTACGGGCCACTTACCTCACCTCAGAGGTCTTGGGCTTGAGTGAGCATTTGGGTCAAATCTTTCTGTGTGATTGACTTAGGTTCAGCAATAATCATAATGTCCAATTCAAGGGTCTTCTCCTTGTGTCGTTCCATGTTGTCAGCAACAACGCCTACTAGGAGGTCGGTGACGACATCATAACCGTCAGGGTGAAGGTCAGGCGTTCCAAACTCATGTACTCGGTTTTCTTGGTAAAATACGGCTGCTGTTGGGACACCACTAGAGACCCCTTCATCGAAGTTGGATTGATACTCTAGGATTGAGATAACGTTGGGCGAACCAATGCCTACGTCGGCGGCTCGCTCGTATGCTGTAGTTGTAGTGAAAATCTTGAGCGAAGCCTCTTCATCATTGACCCCAGCACCAATTTCAAGCAAAGATTCGTTAAATACGCCCGTTTCGCTTGCAGGGTCTCGCATTTGGTAGCGAATTTCTTTGATAGCAAGACCGTCTTTCTTGACGATGTTGACGTAGTCTGATAAATCAATTCGTCCATAAACTAGGGTCGTGTCACCCGATGCGTTCACATCAAATTGAAGTCGGTCTCGTAGGATAACATCTCGGTTGGATTTAGCCATGTTTCAATGGTTTAAAGGCGAAGGATAATAAATAGAAGTGATTTGCATATCATTGGGGGCCGTTTCACGGTAGGGATTTGGATGTATCAGGATACATCCATTTCACTTGTCTGTCTATTTTTTTTTATTGATAATTTAATAAGGCTATTTTACTTCCCAATGTCATGGGCCGAAAACCAATCCCTACAAAACAGCGAGCACAACCGATTTCCTTCTCTTTGAAGCCTCACCTCATTGAGAAGATTGACGACTACGCAGCGGACCTGCGTTTCTCACGGTCCAAATTCCTCCAGCAGGCAGTGACCGAGTACATGACACGACACATTGTTCACGGCGGCGACGATTTGTCTCCAAACGTTCACACCATGAGTATTGGTCAGCGTGTTGCTGTTGGCCTTGCAGCACTTCAAGAAGCCAATCGAGAAGGAGAAACCATCCCCAAGCCAATTATGGACGCTCTACGCCGTGAATTGAACATGATGACCGACGAACAAAAACCACAAATTGACAAGTGGGAAATCGAATGGAAGAAAGAACGAGCAGGAGTCTACAATTGTGTAGGGTCTTACCGAGAAAATAATCAGTGGTCCGCTTGGCAAGTTATTGCCACAGTACGCAAAGACGGTTCACAATGGCGATTTGACGGCGACAACGATGCACAGCGATTCAAGACTTTGAAAGCGGCTCAAAAAGTTGCAGAAAAAGACGGCAAAGAATACGTTCAAGAGCGTTTGAACCGTAGGGCGGTGTGATTATGGCACGTCGCAAAATCATCAACCACGTTACTTTCTACCGTGTCATCCATGACCTTGCTAGAGTGCCTGAATTTACTGCTGAGACGGTCCTCGACCGTTGGTATGACTATAGCCCGTACACAGTGCCAACAAAAATGATGATGGCTGCTGCTCTACGTGCTCAACCAATGGTCTACATCGTCACTCCACACTACAAGCAAACTCGCAAGATTGGACAAGGGAATCTTACTGGCAACAAGCGACCTCAAACGTACGGCATTTGTGACCAGTGGAT